GTCGAAGAGTCCGAAGAGGAAGTCGAAGACGAGGTCGAAGAGGCCGTCGTCCCCTCGGCCAAGGTTGCCAATTTCCGCAGGACTAGCATGACCATCGAAGAGCAACTCGTCCAGGCCGCCGCCTCGCTTGCGGGCCTTACCGCTGAACGCGACGACCTCCGCACCACCGTCGAGAAGATGACCGTCGGCGCCTCTGCCGAACTGGAGTCCCTCAAGGTGGAAGCCGCCGCGTCGTCCTCCAAGGTCGCCGAACTGACCGCCGCCCTCGAAGCCTCCGCAAAGGAAGCCTCCGAGCTGAAGGCCAAGGTCGCCGAGCTTGAAGGCTCGAAGGCCACCGCCTCGAAGGAAGCCGCGAAGATCGTCGCCTCCTTCGGCACCGAGCCTGTCGAACTTCCGAAGGGCGACTCCCCGGTCAAGATGAGCAACGCCGACATCAAGGCTGCTTATCTCGCTCTCCCTCCTGGTCAGGCCCGCATCGCGTTCTTCAACGCGCACAAGGCCGCTCTCATTTCCCTCTAACCCTCACTCCCTAACACACTACTATGGCTACCGTCCTCCCTACCGCTCCGGCTATCCTGTCTGACTACATCGTCCAGACCGTCGCCGGCAAGCTCCCCATCCTCAACAACATCTCCGTCAACCTCTCGGCCTCTGTCGGCCGCGCGGGCAAAACCGTTTTCGTCCCGATCATGGGTTCGGGCACGGCCTCGGAATTCAACAAGGCCACCAACACCCTCGCGGATGTTGACGGCGCCACGATGACCAACTCCTCGGTCACCCTCAAGCACTTCAAGTACGTCGACGAGTTCAGCCCCCTGGACATCCAGGAGTTCGGCATGCAGTACCTCATCAACGCTTACGCGAAGACCGCCGCTCAGGCCATCGTCGACAAGTGCTGGGAAGAAATCGGCGCCGTCTTCACGACCGCCAACTTCGCCACGGAAGAAATCGTTACCGTCAATGACTTCGGCTATGATGACGTGGTGAACGCTCAGTTCCTCCTCGACTCCGCCAAGGCTGGCCAGCCTCGTTCCTTCCTCGTCGGCAACGGCTACCTGAAGGCCCTCCGCAACTCGGCCTCCCTCGTCAGCTCCCTCAACCCGAGCGCTAACACCGTTGTCACCACCGGCAACGTCGGTCAGGTCGCCGGCATGGACATCTACCAGTGGAACCAGATCCCGAACGTCGAGAATCTCGCGGGCGTGGCTATGGGCCCGGATTCCCTGCTCGTCGCGACTGGGGTGCCGATGGCTGAAATCGCCGGCTTCAACGCCAGCGTCGCCACCGCCGAGTCTGGTCTCTCCGTCCAGGTGCTCGTCGGTCAGGCTGAAACGGGCAACATCCGTTGCATCGCGCAAATCCTCATCGGCGCCAATAAGGGCCGCGGCACCTCGGCCGTCCGCTACGTCACCGCTGCCTAAGCGGCCTGACATCGAAAACGGGGGCTCCGCAAGGGGCCCCTTTTTTGTGCCTGTTTGCCAATGGCCGCAGGGTTATGAGTTTATACTCTGAGTTCCTGCCCGACGCGAAGGAGATGATCGCCGACTTCGGCGTAGCCGGTTCGGCCAACTCTGGAGCGATTACATTCACCTGCCTCATCTCCGACCCCGCCGTGCAGACCGTCCTCGAAGCAGGGGGGTATATGGAGCGAACCCAGTACACCGTCCGCCTCCCCGCCGCAACGGCCTCCTGGAGCCTCCCAGACGGGTCTATTGGGGCATCCACGGCCATCATCGTCGGCGGCTCCCCCATCGCCTCCCTTGCGCAGGGCAAGAAGATCGTGGCTGGCGGGAAGACCGTCCGCATCACGACCCAGACCTACAAGCCCGGGTCGGCATGGGTCACCCTCGTCGTTATCGACGACAACCAGTAATGCCGGCTAAGGTCTCCATTGAGCCGAAGTCCCTCGCTCAGTTCGTGGAGGCCTGTCGGCAATTCGCCGCGGCGACCAAGATCACCATGCGCGACGCCGTCCTCGAGCAAGCGGCATTTGCTTGCCAGGATGCGGCCAACTTCACGCCCCCGCTGGTCAAGGGCGGAGGCGGAGGCCTTACCCCTGCGGCCAAAAAGGCGGGCCTAGGCGCCGTAGCCGGCGACATCTCCAAGATCTTCGTGGCCGCTAACGACTCTTCGGCCAAGGGCGTAGCTGGAAACCTCGTCAACCAGATGGCCTTCGCGGTCAAGGCCGGCGACTTCGGCACCTTCTCGCGGCTGACCGAAGGGGGCCGACTCTCCGACATGCTCGGTCAGCGCAGCGTCCTCTCGAAGATTGCTAACGACGCCGACAAGCAGCGGGCCTTTGCCAAGGCCAAGAACTTCTTGAACCGTGCCAACCCCATTAAGAGCGAGTATGGCACGCAGGGATTCGTCCGTGATCTGCGGACAATCCATGACCAGGTCAAAGGCAAGTTCGGCGGACGCATCAAGCAGGGCCGCCGCCCGGTGACCGCCAAGCTGCTCGTGCAGGACAAGACCGAGTTGCAGGAATATATTGAACGCCGTCAAGCCATGGTCGGGGCGGTCAAGTCAGGTTGGGCCAAGGCCCTTGCCAGTCTCCCCCGCCCTAAGGATAACAACGGCCAGCAAGGCGAGCCCGGTGCCCAGCTGCGCAAGGCCTCTTGGATTACCTCGCATTCTGGAGTCCCTGGGACTAACGTGACGGCCTTCACCGACAAGATCGCCGAAGTCTCCGTGACGAACACCCTAGGCAACATCAACGCAATCGCCGACGACGCGGGAGTCCTCGGCCTAGTCTACGGCAACCGCGTCAAGCAGATGCCCGCCATGATTCGTTACCGCCTCCGCAAACCCGTCGACAAATTTAACCGCAAATAACATGGCCTTCACCAAATCCATCCGCCACATCGTCGAGGGCACGCTCGCGACCTATCTCACCGCCCAGGCTGGTCTCGCCGGCGTGGCCATCCTCACGGGTGACAGCGCCGCGACCCAGACCCTGCCCAAGGCCGTCGTGCTCTGCGACTCCGCCCGGGCTCCTGGCGACCTCCCCGAAGGCCTCGGCAACTTCGATTGCTCCGTCCGCATCACCCTTTTCTCGAACGCCGACGACACTACGCTGGCCGTCCACCGTGCCCGCTGCGCCGCCCTGTCCGATTGCATGCGGAGCGTGGGCCTGATCCAAGACGCCTTCGCGGTGACCGGCGACGCCCTCTGCTATGACGTGACCTACGTCTCCGAAGACGAGGGCATCGACGAGCGTTCCTGGGCGACTTCATTCGCCTTTGACATCCTCACTTGCCTGAACCCCGAGTAGGTTGCCAATTAAAGCAGGAGTAAGATGAGCGAAGTAAACAAAGGCGTAGTCTGCCTCTACGGAATCGGCGCCGGCCAAGTGGCCTCCCTTTTCGTGCAGTCCTACTCAGTCAGCTCTGGATTCAACAACACCGGCACGGTCGTCAATGAGTCCGGCCTGACCGTGACGGCCCGTTACGACGACCGCCGCTCCGAGATCACCGTCGAGGGCGTGGCGAAACTCACGTCCGTCCCGCAGCTCGGCGCGACCCTATCCTTCACCGCGAAGACCGCCTCGGCTTACCCCGGCGGCTCCGCTTCGGTCAGCTTCTCGGGCGTCATCACCAAGGTCGACGACCGCGGCAGCTCGAAGGGTTTCGTTTCGGTCAGCGTCACTGCTGAATCGTACGAAGAGATCACCTACTAATTGACACCCCCGAAAGGGGCGTAGGCTAGGGGGAGTGGATCGTCGCTTCCTGAATGCCCACATCGACCCAGCGCCTCTCAAAGGGTTTCTGGGTCGAACTCTTTACCCTTGGTGTCTCAAGTACCGCGTACGCTTGCATGCCTTTGACTCTCCGCTGGTCACGGGTGAACGTGGCGTTACCCCTGCTGATTTGCTGTTCGCCTGTCAAGTATGCGCCGAGGAGCCGCTCGGGAACGTCAGCATCATCGACAAGGCACGGCTTGTCTACCTCTCAAGCAATCCCTATAAGTTTGAGGCTATGCTCAAGGCCTTCGCCGGCTACATCCTGGTAGACGACTGGCCGAAGTTCTGGGAGCAGGATCAGAAGAAGAGCGGAGGGAACAAGGGCCTTCCCTGGCCGATGGCTATCGTCGCAAACCTAGTTGCCAACGGCATCGACGAGAAACGTGCATGGGAGATGCCTGAATGCCAAGCAATCTGGCTGAACGCGGCCTTCGCCATGCGCAAGGGTGTCGACGTGGCGATCATGTCCCCGGAGGAGGAGGCCTACATCGAAGAGCAGCTGAAGGCCGGCGAAGGGGAGACCCCCGTTGCCAATCCCGCAGGGTAAAGAAGACCATGGCCCAAGACCTGACCGTAAACATCAAGACGACCTCCGACGTCCCCCAGGCCATGGATAAGGCCAAGACGGCGACGACTGGTTTCGCCAAACAGGTCGAAGACATTGGCAAGAAGTTTGGCACGTCATTCAAGGACATCTTCCTTTCCTTCCTCGGGCCTATGGCCCTCCTTACTGGAGCAATCGCCATCATCGGAAAGATGATTGCAGATAACCAGCGAAAGCAGCAGGAGGCAACGCAAGCGGCTATTGATGGGACTAACGCCTTGATGTCTGCCGAAGACAGGTACTACGCAAACAAGTTAGACAAACAGAAAAAAGACAAAGAATCACAAGAAGAAGCGAAGACCGCCCGAGAGGTAATCACTAAGGAATTCCTTTTAAATGACCCTAGGGGCAAAGCCTTGGTTGAAAAGGAAATTGATCCCGGAAATAATCAACCAGGGTTTTTAAAGTTTCTCGGCAGACTTGTTGGAGAACAAGAAAGCGCGGCAGAAAAGCTTTCAAGAAGCGAACGCGTACAAGGGCTGGTTCAAGGCATGATTGCCGAAGATGTGGCCAAAAACGGTGTTTCTGATTCTGGTCTAAAGGCCGGCTCGTTCAAGGGCCCCGAAGGATTCGGCACGGTCGTCGGCGTCGGCGCGAACCCGGTCATGGAGAAGATGACCCGCCAGAATGAGATCCTCGAGGAAATCAAAATCATCCTTCAGGAACAGAGCCTCATCAACCGCGGCGGCATGGTGCCTTCTCCGTTTACTGAGGCCGTGCCTCTTACCCTCCAGAAGATGGGGGCCGTCTAATCTACCATGGCCATCGTCAACACAGGAAACGTCCTCTCGTCGGAGTTCATCCAGCCCGGCATCACCGTCATGTCGGACGGCTTCGGACTGGTCACCGCGTCGGCGACCTACAAATGCGACTGGGCGACCGCCGTCCCTGTCACGCAGCGCGGCGCCCCCCTGGACTTCGGCGGCCTGACTTACCTCAAGGCGCACAAGTCGAGCATCAGCTACGACAACCTCCAGTTCAAGACGGTCAAGGTGGACTACGTCGGCATCGACCCGACGGTCAACAGCGGCGCATGGACTAACGCAAACACCTCCGCGGCGAACGGCCTGACCGCCGAGAACATCACCTCTCATCCTAACTTCTTTGAGCAGGCTGGCGGCTATACTGTCGGCCCGCTGGCCGGCTTGCCTTCCGACTTCGGCGGTCTCTACGACGACTCGACCCTCGGGCCTCCCGTGACGGTCATCGCGGTCGCTCCTTCTCCGAACGCCGGCAAGCCCGTCGTCGTCCCGTCCTCCGAAGGTTACAACGGCGCATGCTTCGAGACCGGCATGGGTGGCCGCTTCATCGGCTTTGTCGACCCGACCGTCCCTTATCTTTTCGGCAAGACTCAATATCTCGCAACGACCACGACCTACACTGGCGTTATTTATGTCAATGCACATCAGTCTGCTCGCATGATTATCGACTCCCTAGGCACGGCAGTCGCCGGCAATACCTGGGGAGCGTTCAAGCTTCTCCCCGACTGGGCTGAAGTCGGAACAGGCCCTTACGGGAAATTAAACCTTCTCTCTCAGGCCAACGTCGAAGAGTTCGGTTTGATTTATAAGGTAAACTATGAGATCCGATTCTCAAAGGAAGGCTGGCCGCCGGACGTTTACATCAACCTCTGACCGATGTCTATTCAACCCGGAGTCGGCTACACGTTCACTTCGTCCAGCCTAGGGACGAACTTCAACATCGAGAAGCCCTGGGCGCCGTGGGCCGTCTACCCGGTCACCGAGGAGGTCTGTCCGTTCACCATCGTCGACGCTTCCTCAGGCACTACCTATAAATTCAGCTGCACGCCTGGGATGGTCAACTCGGTCATCCCTCAGATCGGCATCGCCCCGCTTGCGACTAAGCGCCTCGACTACGTTCCGACCCCGACGACGGCCTTCAACTTCGACCCGGCCACTGGTTACTCGTATATCTACCTCAAGGTCTCGGCGGACTATTCCACTCCTCCGACCATCTACCCGGTCACGGATCAGGCAGACATCCTTTATCCGCGCATCATCTCGACGAGTATTCAGCAGGACGCGACGGACGACTCGGCGTTTTTCCTTCTGGCTGTCGCCTACCAAGACCAGACCAACCCGGGCGGCGTTGCTACCCCGATTGTCATCACTCAGCTGACGTGCGGCTCTCAATGGTCTGACCGAATCAAGGTCGGCACATCTACCGCGAAGTACTTCTTCGCCCGCGCCTGATGCCCCTGCCTCCTCTGACGAAGGACTATTTCACCGTCGGCGGAGCGCAGACATTTGCCGGCACGCTTTTTACTTGGGGACAGGCCCGCTCGCCAGTTTATGCAGCGCAACACACTACTGGCGGATTTAGTTTTAGAG